CATTTGTGAATGGTATCATGGAAGGAAAAGAATGGGTATGGGACAATGGAGTTATTAAAGAAGCAAGAATAGCGGAAATTAAAAACGAAATTGATCATGCAACCCTTATAAATCTACAAGAAAAGAAACTTTCCGCATTTGAAAAGTTTCTTAAGAGTTTGTGATTTATAAATAAAACTGTATATAACGCTAATGTAATCGGAGTTAAACAATGTCTGAGACCTCTAATAAAGAGTTAGATAACATGGAGCAAGTGACAGAAGACGCAGCAACTGGAACAGCAGCTATCACTAAAGGTGCGACTTCTGGAGAAAAGATTGACACTTCTCAAGGTAAGTACACTGATATCGGTGGTTCTGATAGTAAATCATCAGAAGGTGCTAAGGGAACTGAAAATCTAGGAGCAAAAGCTGCAGCCCCTGTAGGAGTAGAAGGTGATAAGTCTATTAAGACTAAACCATCATCTGCAGGAACATCTAACGTAAGTGCAGGTCTTAGTGGTAAGATCTTCGATGACGTGGAGAACAAAGATGAAGAAACAATCCAAGAACAAGAGACAGCAGATGAAGCCAAGTACGACTTTACTGCGGATGTTGACGCTCTTGTCGGAGGTGAAGAACTATCAGAAGAGTTCAGAACCAGAGCAGTAACAATCTTTGAAGCCGCAGTCACCTCAAGAGTAAATGAGGAAACTGATGCGTTAACTGAAGCATTTGAATCTACTCTGACTGAGGAAGTCGAGAAGATCAAAACAGAATTGGCTGAAAAAGTCGATGACTATCTATCTTATGCTGCTGAACAGTGGATCAAGGAAAATTCACTCGCTGTTGAGCACGGTATAAAGACTGAGATGGCAGAGTCATTCTTTAAAGGTCTAAAAGGTCTCTTCGTAGAACATAACTTTAATGTTCCCGAAGAAAAATACAATCTCCTAGACGGAATGTCAGGGGAACTTGATGAGATGGAAACAAAACTCAATGAGCAAATCGACGCTAACGTATCTTTGAATAAGAGAATTGGCGAATTTGTTAAAATGGAAATCGTGAACGAATGTGCTGCAGGTCTCGCAGAGACACAAAAGGAGAAATTATTCTCACTTGCAGAGGGTGTTGAGTTTGAAAATGAAGAAGACTATCGTAAGAAAGTCGAAACAATTAAGGAATCATATTTCACTAGGAAGGCTGAAATTGCAGAATCTGCAACTGAACCCACCGAGGAAAGTTCAGAACCCTTAGTTGAAAGCACAGCAAGCGGTACCATGGGTAAATACGTGGATGCAATCGCTCGTTGGTCCAAATAATAAACTACTAACTTAGGAGACAAATGTCACTACAATCACTCCAAGAAAAGTGGGCACCCGTTCTAAATCACGAAGCTCTTCCAGGCATCGAGGATACTTACAAGAAAGGCGTAGTCGCACAACTTCTTGAGAATCAAGAAATAGCATTAAAAGAAGAGGGTAACGTTCTTAACGAAACTCTTCAGACAGTTGGAACAGGTGGATTCGGTGCAGGTGCAACTGCAACAGGTCCAGTCGCAGGTTTCGACCCAGTATTAATTTCATTGATCAGAAGATCAATGCCTATGTTGATCGCTTACGATATCGCAGGTGTTCAACCAATGACAGGTCCTACAGGACTTATCTTTGCAATGAGAACTGCTTACGGAGATGAGAGAAGTCCTGCTTCCTCAGACTTCAGAGAAGCATTCTTCAATGAGCCTAACGCAGGTTTCTCTGGTGGTCCAGGAACTGGTCTTAGTAACTATGATGTTAATGCATCTGGTGCTACTAACGACGCTGAAGGAGTAAATCCAGGTGTTCTTAATGACTCATCACCAGGTACCTACGAGGTAACAGGCGATGCAACAGGCATGAACACATCCACTGCTGAAGGTTTAGATGACTCAAGTGCATCTACAGCATTCAGAGAGATGGGTTTCTCAATCGAGAAAGTAACTGTTACAGCGAAATCTCGTGCTTTGAAAGCTGAATACAGTATTGAGCTTGCTCAAGACTTGAAAGCAATTCATGGTCTAGATGCCGAGCAAGAGTTAAGCAACATTCTCTCAACAGAGATCCTTGCTGAAATCAACAGAGAAGTTGTTAGAACTATCTACACTAACGCTGTTGCAGGTGCTCAAAACAATACTGCTAACGCAGGTATCTTCGACCTTGACGTTGACTCAAATGGAAGATGGTCAGTTGAGAAGTTCAAAGGACTTCTATTCCAGATCGAACGAGATGCTAACGCTATCGGTCAGCAAACTCGTCGCGGGAAGGGCAACATCCTAATCTGTTCTGCAGATGTGGCTTCTGCTCTTGGTATGGCAGGTGTTCTAGATTACGCTCCTGCTCTTAATGGTAACAACGCATTAACAGGTGTAGACGATACTTCATCTACTCTAGTTGGAACATTAAACGGACGCATTAAGGTCTATGTTGATCCTTACTCTGCTAACGTTGCTGACAAGCACTTCTATGTTTCTGGATACAAAGGTACTTCACCTTATGACGCAGGATTATTCTACTGCCCATACGTTCCATTACAGCAAGTCAGAGCAATTAACCCAAATACCTTCCAACCCAAGATTGGATTTAAGACAAGATACGGTATGGTTTCTAACCCATTCGCACAAGGTCTTTCACAAGGTAGTGGTGCTCTTACAGCAAATACAAACAAGTACTACAGAAGAGTACAAGTTGCAAACATCATGTAATAAATATCTCGGTTCGAGATGGATCAGAGACTCCTTCGGGAGTCTCTTTTTTTGTTCATAAATAATTAAAAAGTTTAATGGCAAACTGGTATCAAGAACAGCTTACAAACAAAAACTTTTTGTCTCCAATAGGATTTGTATTTCTATTAGATAAGGCAAGGAAGACTTCTTTCCTATGTCAGAAAGCAAATATACCTACAATGGAATTAGGCGATGTTAATATTCCTACAGCAGGTTTTGTTCCTATTCCTGTAGAGGGTAATATACAGTATCAAGATTTAAGTATTGAGTTTATAGTCGATGAAGATTTAAGAAATTATATGGAACTTCATAACTGGATGAGAGCATTAGGAACACCTCAAAGTCGTGGAGAAAGAAATCAATGGAGAGAGAAATGGGAAGATCATCCTACAGAAGATAGTAGATATTCGGATGCTACTCTACAGATATTAAACAATAATAATATTGCTAATTTTGACGTAATATTCAAATCGGTATTTCCTACATCATTAACTTCTCTACCATTTGATGTTACATCTGGTGATAATAACTTCCTAACTGCTACCGCAACATTTAGTTATACACTATACGAAATCAGAAATATCAATACTACTGAAAGACGTTGATGCCCAAAATAAAATTTGAAAAAACATTTCTTATTGGATCGGGTAAAATTACTTGGTATCAGAAGGCAGAGAGGTGGATAAGAAGAAAATTTAAGAATCCTTTTACACAACATCTCCTATTAGGTATAGTAGAATACTTGCAAAGACAATGGATTAATGCTAAGATATATAATACAATGAAAGATGTCGATGCTGACATTAAAAAAATCCAATCCCAATGGGAGGAAAATGACCAACAAACAAGACACAACATCGTGGAGAGAGGAGTACTTGGAGATGAAGACTGGTCTCTCGAAATTACAAATCCAGTTGTTGAAAGAAGGTCCGAAACAACTAGCACAGGCATGGTTACTAGGAGCGATGCATCAGGATTACGACAGGATGAAGGGAATCAAGAGGGATTACCCTAAAGAAAATAGAGGACAAATGCAGTCTTCTTTAAAAGACTTTTTTGAAAAAATTGACCAACGTGACCAAGGCATTTAATTATGAATCTAGAGGCATTACAGGAACAGTGGAAATCTGATTCTGTTATTGATCCTGAGAAATATGGTGAGGAGTCTACTAGGATCCCTCAACTTCATTTACGGTACATGGAAATATATAACACATATGCTTTGATGAAGAAAGAAAGGCAGAGTGAATTTAAAAGAATGGTAAGAGAGAAATGGATATATTATAAAGGTAAAGCACCTGCACAAAAATATAAAGAACTTCCTTTTGACTTTAAACTTATGACTAAAGAGGAAGTTAATATGTTTATTGAGTCTGACGATGACATACAAAAATTACAATTAAAAATAGACTATATAGATCAAGTGCTCTTCTTTTTAGATGGTGTCTTGAAACAAATTGGAAGTCGTAACTTTCAAATCAAAAATGCTATCGAGTGGGAGAGGTTTCAAAGTGGCATGTAATCTATGGATCTTACAATCCGAAAGAAGAATGAAGTATATTTAAAAGTTGACGCTGAACCATCTACCCATCAAGAACTAGCAGATTTTTTTACTTTCGAGGTTGACAATGCAAAGTATATGCAGAAGAACCGAAGGTATAAAGGTTGGGATGGGAAAGTAAGATTATATTCTCCTGCTACTGGGGAGATATACTGTGGTCTATATTCTTATCTAATAGATTGGTGTCAGAAAAAGAAGTATTCATATCATACTGAGAAGCACGAACATTTTGGTCTTCCTCTAGAGGAGAATGATTTAATAACTCCTGAGTCTGTGGCAGGTTTTGTAAAGGCACTTTCTCTTCCTGTAAAAGTACGCGATTACCAACTGAAAGCAATATACGAATGCCTGAGATACAACAGACGAGTCCTATTGTCGCCAACTGCCAGTGGGAAATCCTTGATGATCTATTCATTAGTTAGGTTTCATGTAAATGTTGATCGTCCAGTTCTTATTGTAGTTCCTACTACTTCTCTTGTAGAACAAATGTATAAAGACTTTGAGGAGTATGGATGGAAAGCATCAGCATACTGTCATAAGATATACGGTGGAGAAATAAAATATACAGATAAACCAGTTGTAATTACTACTTGGCAATCCATATATAAAGAACCACGTAAATGGTTTGAACGGTTTGATGTTATTATAGGCGATGAAGCACATTTATTCAAGGCTAAATCTCTAACAAGATTGATGTCTAAGTTACATGACTGTAAATATAGGTATGGTTTTACTGGGACACTGGATGGAACCAATGTAAATCAATTAGTATTAGAAGGTGTCTTTGGTAAATGTTCTAAAGTAACTAAGACAGAAACACTGATGAAGAAAGGTCATCTTGCTCAGTTAAATATAAAAATTGTATTGTTGAAACATAAAGAAAAATTATTTGAAGGATATCAAGATGAAATAGAATATTTGACCGAACATGAAAACCGTAATAAATTTATCCGAAATTTAGCATGTGATCTAAAAGGTAATACACTAGTGCTTTTTAACTACGTGGAAAAACATGGTCTACCTTTACATGAATTGATAAATAATTATACAGATAAGTCTGTATATTTAGTTCATGGTGGTGTTGAGACAGAAGATAGAGAAGAGATTAGATGGTTGACTGAAAGGTCTAACAATTCTATCATCGTTGCATCTTTAGGAACATTCTCTACTGGTATCAATATCAAAAACCTACACAATGTTATTTTTGCATCACCTTCTAAATCAAGAATACGTAACCTTCAGTCGATAGGTCGGGTATTAAGGAAGGGAGAAAATAAATCGAAAGCAACTCTTTATGATATAGCTGACGATATTTCTACAGATACAGGAAAGAACTATACTCTCCGACATCTATATGAAAGAATCAAAATATATAATGAAGAGAACTTTAATTATGAAATTGTAGAAGTTACTATCTAACATGGCAATAAATTACGCAAAACATGAAGAAGAGTTCTACGGAGTTTTTAAACTCGTGAGTGGAGAGGAAGTACTTGGTAAAGCAGTTTTAACAGAAGACCAAGGAGAATCTCTAGTTTTTATTCAAGAACCAGTTTGCATACAGTTTATAGACAAAGAAATAAACGAAAAGAAACTAGCACGTGCTATTGGATTTTCCAAATGGCAACAGTTATCTGATGAAGATTTTTATATTATAAGAGAGAAAGATATTATTACTGTTTCATCTATGAATAAAGAAGTTATTTTTATGTATGAAGCATACGTCCACGGTGCCGACGGTTTTGGGAAACCGAAACCACATATGAAAACAGACCTCAGTAAAACTTCTGGTTACATAGGTAGGATTGATGAGGCAAGAAAGAAATTTGAAAAACTCTTTAAAGACTCTAAAGAATCCCCTTGAACCCTTACATGGTTATTGTAGTGGTATTTGACAGCTTTGTCAAGCCCTGCTATAATAAATCTATTGTCGGAGGACAAATATGAGGAAGGCAAATCCCAAAAAGAAGCAACACTATGTTGATAACGCTGAGTTTTTAAACCAGATTATCAAATATAAAAGAAAAGTCAAGGAAGCGGAAGAATCTGGCAAAGCCAAACCCCGCGTGAACAATTATATAGGAGGGTGTTTTTTAAAGATAGCTACCCACCTATCGTACAGACCGAACTTCATCAACTACATGTATAAAGATGACATGGTATGTGATGGGATAGAGAACTGTATCCAATACATTGATAATTTTGATCCAGAAAAATCTAGAAATCCTTTTGCCTATTTTACACAGATAGTTTACTATGCCTTCCTTCGTAGAATTGCCAAAGAGAAAAGACAGATGGATATAAAAGAAAAGATATTAGAGAAATCTGGTTACGAACATGTATTTTCAGTTGACGGAGAAGCAAGTGCAGACTATAATCAGATTAAGTCTCGCGTGGAGATGAATACTAAACGATGAAAGAATTTGATTATGACCTTCCTTATAAGGAACTTGACTTTACAGATGAGGAAACTCGCAAATTTTATCGTATTGGAAGGGGAGAGCAAGGAGTTCTACTGGTTCGCCCTTATACTAACGATATCTGTGCTCATTGGAGATTTAAGACACCAGAGATTGCAGTAGAATCTTCCAACCATATCTTTGGAATGTATCTTGACTACCGAGATGAAAAGGATTTTATCGGTATGGATATGTGTCGTAAATTTTTAGAGATGGGTTTTACACGGTCAAGGCGATATGCCAATCATAAGACAGGCAAGAAATATGATGACGAAGGAAATGTAAGACCCCAAGATCCAGATCATGCTACAAATAAGTATGCTAAGTCTGCACAAATATTTAAGAAAGTTAGAGATATCGTAGCAAAAAATGAGACTTATGTTAGAATGAGAAAACAATGGAGAGCATCTGAATGAAGATTTTACTGATTACAGATCAACACTTTGGTGTTCGTAATGACAACGTGTACTTTATAGATCATTATAAAAAATTCTATAGTCAAATAGTCATACCATTTATAGAAAAATTAAATATCAAAGAGATTATTAATCTAGGTGACACGTTTGATAAACGTAGATCAATAAACTATATGTCTCTTGACGAATCAAAGTCAATGTGGTTTGATCCTATTACAGAACTAGGATGTCACATGACTAGTCTAATAGGTAACCATGACATATATTATAAGAATACACTTAGAATAAATGCTCCAACAGAAATATTAGGAGAATACAAAAACTTTGATGTAATAGATAAACCAACTACTCTTAACTATGATGGGTTAGATATTCTTATGCTACCTTGGATATGTGAAGAGAACTATGACAAAACTCTTAGAGTAATTACTGAGAGCGAAGCACCTGTATGTATGGGTCACTTAGAACTCAATGGTTTTGAGGCACATCCTGGTCATGTAATGCAGACAGGAACTGACATGTATATATTTCAGAAATTTAAAAAAGTATTTTCTGGACATTATCATACTAAATCTAGCATGGATAATTGTTATTATCTTGGCAACCCTTATCAATTATACTGGAGTGATTATGGATCAAGAAGAGGATTCCACGTGTTCGACACAGAAACTTTACGAACTACTTTTTACCGCAATCCCTTTGACACTTTTCATAAGTTGTATTATAATAATAAATTGGAGCCATTGGATGAGAAAAGTCTGGAAGGAACATTCGTCAAACTCATAGTAGAAGACAAAGGTGACCATGCCAAATTTGATTACAATGTGCGAAAACTTCAAGATATAGGTCTTGCAGATCTTAAGATTGTAGAAGATCTTAGTGTTAATCTTGAGGCAGGTGATACCACTATAGAAACTGAAGACACTTTAACTTTACTTGATAACTACATAGATGAAATAGATATTAAAGTAAACAAAGATAATGTTAAAGCGGTTATGAGATCACTTTACATGGAGGCATCAGAACTATAGTGTTTGTATTAACAACTGGAAAAAAGGGTGGTGTTTGGTCTGTCTTGAATGACAAGAAAGTAAAAACTGTACATTGTTTTGAGGAAAGAGAAGATGCTGAAAGGTATCTTTATCTTCTTGAGGCAGATGATATTACAGACTTAACAGTCATGGAAGTTGATCCAGATATAGTTGCCTTAAACTGTGACAATTTTGGTTATAATTATACCATTGTCACCCCAGATGATTTTATAGTTCCCCCTAAAAAATGATTACATTTGAAACTTTGAAGTGGAAAAACTTTCTTTCCACAGGTGATCAGTGGATTGAGTTAAATCTTAATTCAACCACATCTACATTAATTGTAGGAGCAAATGGTGCAGGTAAATCTACTATGTTAGATGCATTAACATTTGCTTTGTTTAATAAACCGTTTAGAAAAATTTCTAAAGGTCAATTAGTAAATAGTATTAATGAAAAAGGAACTAAAGTCGAATTAACATTTACCATAGGGAGGGATGAGTACCGTGTATTCAGAGGAATTAAACCTACTACGTTCGAGGTTTATAGGAACAATAAGTCACTTGATCAGGATGCTGCGACTAAAGACATGCAGAAATACCTCGAACAAAGTATTCTCAAACTCAACTACAAATCCTTTACACAAGTCGTCATCTTGGGTTCATCCACATTTGTCCCCTTCATGCAACTCAAAGCACCTCACAGGAGAGAAGTTATTGAAGATTTACTGGACATCCAGATCTTCTCACAAATGAATCAACTCCTTAAGGATAGAGTTCGTGCTGCTAATATAAAAGATAAAGACTGCACACATATGGTAATGTTGGCAGAAGAGAAAGTAACATCACAAGAGAAGTTAATTGATTCATTAAAAGAAGTTAATGTTGAATTAAAAAAAACACAACTAAAAAAATTAAATACAAAGAATCTTCAGATCTTAGATATAGCACAAGACAAAGAAGAAATTGAAAAACAATTAGAAATATCAAAGGATGTGTTGAAGGATTTTGATAGTCATAAAAAATCATTACAAGAGTTAAGGTCTACAGAATCTGACATCAAATCAGAATTAAGAAAAGTTACTAAAGAAACAAAATTCTTTAAGAACAATGATACATGTCCTACATGCACACAGATTATTAATCCAGACTTTAAAAAAGATAAGGTAGATATTCTAACAAAAGATGGTGTATCTCTTACGAAGAAAACAAATGAATTTAAAAAACAAATTGCTACTCTTTTAGAAACTATAGAAGAACTAGAAACTGTATCTGAAGAAGTATATCAACTTCGTAGTCAAATATCATCTCATGATAGAGACCTTATCCGTTTAGAAAAAGATGTACTTACTATTGAAAAGGAATTAGATAAATTAGCACATGATACTCCTAACATTGATAAAGAAAATCACATACTAAATTCTCTTCAATCAGATCTAGAAAATGTTAGAGACAAGTGTGGTAAGGTATCAGAAGAACTAGATGAGTTTAAAGTTGTTGCTAATTTACTAAGAGACTCTGGTATCAAAGCAAAAATTATTAGGAAGTATGTGCCTGTATTCAATACATTGATTAATAAATATCTGCACAACATGGATACTTTCTTTAACTTTACTCTTGATGAAGAGTTTAATGAGGTTATTAAAAGTAGATTTAGAGATGAGTTTAGTTACTCATCATTCTCAGAAGGTGAAAAACAAAAGATTGATCTAGCACTTCTTTTTACTTGGAGAGAGGTAGCACGTATGAAAAACTCAGCAGCAACTAATCTGTTGATTCTTGATGAAGTATTTGATAGTTCTCTTGATGCTGCTGCAACAAATGATTTAATCAGTATACTTTTAAAACTAGGTGCTGATACAAATCTATTTGTGATATCACATAAAGGTGAAATTCTTATGGATAAATTCAAACGAACTTTATCCTTTGAAAAGATAAATGATTTTAGTAAAATGGTAGATGATGTATAATGATAATATATGAATTAGTCTATAAAGATGGTATGACACATTCGTCATACAACTATCAACTGATCAAAGAGATATACGAAAAAGATAAACACCTTATCTTACGTATTGATACAAGGGAGACTAAGTGAAAAAAGTATGGAGGATCTGGGCAAAAGCACTAGGAGACAAGTCAGGTAAAAATGATAGGGAAGCAGATTTTGTTGCAATAATTAGAACCTTCATCTTCATTCAACTTATTACCACTAACTGCTTTATTGTATCAGGGGTGATAAGACACTGGAATGCCAATCAGAAAAGTGGCACACAACTGGTCGCACCTGTTGACAGTTCCGCTATAATAAAGACATCTAAGGAACAGCAATGAACATCAACCAAGAAGTCAAAGGAACACTCGCTAGATTACTAGCAACAGAAAACCTTACAGTAGAGCATCGTAAAGTAAGTACAGCATACTTCGATACAGAGAAACGTCTACTATGTCTTCCTATCTGGAAAAATGCTTCTAATACAGTATACGATCTTCTAGTAGGTCATGAAGTAGGACATGCACTATACACACCTAACGATAGACCAAAGAATGTTAATCACTCATTCCTTAATGTTCTAGAAGATGTGAGAATTGAAAAGTTAATGAGAGCAGCATATCCAGGTCTTAAGAAAACTTTTTTCAATGGATATGCAGAGTTATGGAAAGATGACTTCTTTGGTGTTGCTGATCAGGATGTAAATGATATTGCTTTTATTGACCGTATCAATCTATTCTACAAAGGATGCTATGATATGGAGTTCACTGCAGAAGAGCAAGTATATGTAGATCGTGCAGGTGCAACAAAAACTTTTGATGAAGTTGTAGAACTAGCAATCGAACTATATGGTTTGATGGAAGAGAAAGAACTAGAGAAACTTGCATCAATACCTAGCGAAGGAAATGATACAGACTTCGATTTAGATGACTTTGAAATGACTCCTAAGCAATCAGATAATCAAGGTGAAGAGCAAAGTGTTGATTCTAAAAAACCTTCTCAATCAGAATCTTCTGAGACAGAAGATGAGAGTGAGGAAGAGACAGAAGCACCACTTCCTTCTAGTTTAGGTGGAGATGACGGTATCGTTGAGACAGAAGCAAAAACAGATGCAGCATTCATGGAAGCATTAGATTCATTGGTTGATGAAGATGCTAAAGAGTGGGTTTACTTAGATTTACCAAAGATAGATTTAGACAAATTTATTATACCTTCTAAGAAAATTACAGAAACTCTTTACTATCATTTCAATGGTAGAGCAATGTCTTCACCTGAGTCACAAACTTGGTATCTAGAGCAACTTAACTATGCAATTAAAAAGTATCTTGATTTCAAAAAATCAGCATCTAAAACTGTAAACTATCTTGTAAAACAGTTTGAAATGAAAAAGTCTGCAGACGATTACAAGAGAGCAGCAACTTCTAAGACAGGTGTTATCAATACAAATGCACTTCACAAGTACAAGTTAACAGATGATATCTTTAAGAAAATCACTGTTGTTCCAGATGGTAAGAATCATGGTCTTGTAATGTATCTTGACTGGTCTGGTTCTATGTCTTGGACTATCCTTGATACACTTAAGCAAGTATACAATCTAGTTTGGTTCTGCAGAAAAGTAAACATTCCATTCAGAGTATATGGATTTGCTAGTGGTTTCAAAAGTGGTAGAGGTTACTATGGTTATGGTAATGATCATACTCATCCATGCATGAATCCAAAACTAAATCAGTTAGCGATTAGTGATGATGTTGAACTACTAGAGTTCTTATCTTCTAAGCAACGCACTAGAGATCTTGAAGAATCAATGAAGTATCTCTTCCTACAGTGCCACAGTTTTCATAACTCACAGTTAGGATATTGTGGAGAGTATAGTTTAGGTGGAACTCCATTAGCAGAAGCACTATTTGCTTCACGTCAAATTGTTGACAGACTAAAGAGAGAAGACAAAGTATCTAAGGTGAATGTTATCTGTCTAACTGATGGTGAAGCATCTCCAATGAACTACACTTCTAAGTCAACTTATGAGGATAGCGATAATATCTTCTATGCAAAGAGTTTAGCATCTACCTATGGTAAAGTTTATTTCTTACGTGATAGAGTAACTGGTTACACTAAGAAAATAGATACTTGCTCAACTGCTACTACATCAACTATTGTAGGTTTTCTCAGAGAAGTCACTGATTACAACTGGATAGGTATTCGTCTATGCAACAAAGGTGATGCAAACCGTATGTTCAGACAGTACGCTATGGCAGATTATGAAAAACTAGATAAGCAATGGAGAAAGCATAGATGGGCATCCATCAAAAATGACTGTGGATTTACTGAAGCATTCTTCATGCCCGACAGAGGTCATGGTGATGAAACTCAGGATATCGAAGTCAAGCAAAAAAATGAGGTTGCTACTAAGGCAGAACTACAACGTGCATTCAAAAAACACATGGGTTCTAAAATGACCAACAAAACTATTCTTAACGCATTCATCAATCAAATAGCATGAGTATCTGGAAAAATTATCAGGAAGCGGTTTTTGAAACGTTTCCTGATTTAACATTTGAAAAACAACATGTTCACTGGATCAATGACAGGGGAGTAAATCTTACTGCTGATTTATATTCTGGTAAACATTTTATTAAATCTAGACATGTTGATATATGGGATGAGAAACTAAACATTCATAACAATGTAATCTATCCTAAAACAGGGCATGACCTTCCATGTTTCGGTATGGATCTCATGGGGTTCAATGATAAAAGAGTTATCATTGTATTTGACTTTCAACATCCTGTAGAAAAATATCTATTATCTATACCTAACTTACCAAAAGCAGAAGGAACATATAGATTTTTTGAACCTGGTAATCATTTTTCTGAAAATATATTTGTTAGATATTGTACTATGTCTGAGGTGGATGATTATCTTCCTGATTTTAAAGAATATCTATCAGTATATAAAAATATGTTAGATGAAAAACAACCCACAGGAGAAGATACTAGTTGTTATAATGATTTTGATAAGTATATGATAAGACTTGATCCTATCTCAGGATATCTAGGTAGTTCTTTTGGTAAAGAAAGATCAGATAAACTAATCAAGGAGTTCTTTTTTAGTTATGCATAATATTAATCAAGACATAGCAGTTCTATTAGCATACTGTATGCAAGACTTTGAGGGTGTAGAACCATTAGAATGTTCTATACCAGAAGTTAAAAGAGATGATCTTGTTATTAGAAATACAATGTATAAGACACCTAAACTTAGGAAGATACATTTAGAACTAGCAGAACTAAAAGGATTAAAGATTTTACATTGTGTATTTTTTCCAGATCCTCATTACAATTTACCTATATTCGGATGTGATATTGTTGCTACAGACAAAACAGTTACTGCTGCTATTGTTGATGTGTCACCAGTAAAAGGATTTGAAGAGTGGGATAAAATCAAAGAGATTAGTAATGCTTTTGATTTTAGTGAGAAAAGACATATACCTGCTTGGGGTGATGATGTATTTTCTCCCTATGCTAAGTTTATGCGTTTAAGTAAAGATAAAGATATATCAAATTTTTATGTTCTTGTAGTAAACTATTTAAAAACATATTGTGACCTAGTAGATTCTGCTGAAAAGGATGATAACTGGATCAGCACTATGCTAAGGTATGATGACCAGATTTATTATTGTAAGCAACAAAAGAAGAATGACAAAACACGTGCTATCCTTGAAAAATTATTTGATAAGGATTGGGCAAACAATTATATAGATAATGTGTTGTTTGATATTCCTAGGCTTAAAAGTTAGTGGACAGTTTAATTAGTGTACCACCTGGCTTGCAAATGGTATCGTTTACCATTATAATAAATGTATAAATAAAATGATTCCAAATGACTTTCCAACCAATCTTTACTAAAGACGACCTCCTTAACTTTTTCGAGACAGGAGACATAGACACAGAACAGGTAAAAGCATTCGCTTCAAAATACAATGTTCAGATTCAAAGTGTCACAAAAAGAATGAACAAACTTCCACAGTTCCAGAAACTAGGTCGTGGTCGTTGGAATCTTACTGCCCAAGAAATCCATAAGGCATTTGCAGCACCTTCTGCTCAACCTGCTGTTGAGACATCTTACATTCCTGATAAGGACAGCACTTATGTTCCTTTTGGTAACTTCAATAGTCTCAAGAAGATTATACAGTCTAAGATATTCTATCCTGCTTTCATCACAGGTCTATCTGGTAACGGAAAGACTTTCTCAGTTGAGCAAGCATGTGCTTCTCTAGGACGTGAGTTGATCAGAGTCAACATTACTATTGAGACAGATGAAGATGATCTTATCGGTGGTTTCCGTCTTAACGATGGATCAACTGTATGGCATAACGGTCCTGTCATTGAAGCACTTGAGCGTGGTGCAGTACTTCTCTTAGATGAGATCGACCTAGCATCTAATAAGATTCTATGTTTACAATCTATCCTTGAAGGTAAGGGTGTATTCCTTAAGAAAATTGGAAGATTTGTAAAACCTGCTGCAGGTTTCACAATTATAGCCACCGCTAATACAAAAGGAAAAGGTTCCGACGATGGTAGATTCATAGGAACTAATGTTCTTAATGAAGCATTCCTTGAAAGATTCCCTATTACCTTTGAGCAAGAGTATCCATCTGCTGCTATTGAGAATAAAATTCTAGCAAATCAAGGATGCGATAAAGAGTTTGCAGAGAACCTAGTCAAGTGGGCAAGTATTATCCGTAAGACATTCTTTGATGGTGGTGTTGATGAAGTGATTACAACACGTAGACTTGTTCACATTGTTCAAGCATTCAACATCTTCAACAACAGATTGACTGCTATCACTCATTGTGTTAATCGTTTCGATGATGACACTAAGCAATCATTCCTTGATCTTTACACCAAAGTTGACGCAGGAGAAGAAACAGAGTATAATGAAGGGGAATAATAACCCTTCATTATGAGGAAATACAATGAGGATGGATATCTAAAAGAGATCTCCGAATACATTGCTAACACATACCGAGGTCATTATTCTGTAGGAAACGTACAGACTCTTGACCTCATTGACTCTGTTGGTGATGCTGAAGCATTCTGTAGAAGTAATGTTTTAAAGTATGCATCACGCTATGATAGGAAAGGGACAGCAAGAAAGGACATTCTAAAGATTGTTCACTATGGTCTACTCCTTTTATACTTTAACGACAAAAGAGAAAAAGCAAATCAAACTAATGCAGTAACTCCAACTGCCTTTACTGTAGATTACGACAAATGATTATGATCACTAAACCCACTATTGAAATTTTAAAGAACTTTTGTTCTATCAACAAGTCTCTTGTTATTAAACCTGGTAATAGGTTAAGCACATTAAGTATCAATAAAAATATTCTTGCCTATGCTGATGTTGAGGAGCAATTTGATTCACAGATGTCTATCTATGATCTCTCAACATTTCTAGGTGGGTTATCTTTATTTGAAAAACCATCTATTGATACATCAAAAGATAATTATGTAACTGTCAGCGATGCTGCAGGACGTTCTAAAACTAGATTCTTCTATGCAGATCCTGATATTATTACTCAACCTCCAGAAAAGGAAATTACTCTTCCTAGTCAGGATGTTAGTTTCAGTCTTGATGCTAATGTTCTTCAGCAACTTCAACGTGCTGCTTCAGTATATCAATTACCAGACTTATGTCTTACTGGTGACAGTGAAATAATGAACTTGACTGTATGTGATAAGAAGAATGATACATCAAATAGTTATTCAGTTGAAGTAGGAAATACAGATTCTGAGTTTTGCTATTGTTTCAGAGTTGAGAATTTAAAACTATTACCTGGTGCATATGATGTGTCAATAAGTAAAACTAACGTTGCACTCTTCCAAGGTAATGGGATAAAATACTTTATAGCACTAGAACCAAACACATGAACATTTTTGTGACTGATCCTGACCCTGTTAAATCAGCACAAGTCTTACCAGACAAACACGTTGTTAAAATGCCATTAGAAACATGTCAAATGCTTTCTATTGTTGCATCAAAAAAATGGGGTCATAACTATGGTGAACTTCATCGCAATGACGGTCAACCATATAAAACAGAGAAGGGTGCGTTTCGTAACCACCCTTGTACTATCTGGGCAAATCAATGTTTAGAAAATGCATGGTGGTTACTCACTCATGGTATTGCACTGTCTCTAGAATATACTCATCGCTATGGTAAAACTCATTCTTGTCATAGACCACTACTAGAAGCAACACATCTCTTACCATCAGCAGATTTTACCCAATGCACACCTTTTGTATTTGCAGGTCCTGATCAATTCAAATACGATAAAACTATTGACATTTTCACTGCATACAAAAGATACATCAAATCTAAACCTTGGGCATCATCTAACTATCTTCGTGACCCATCTCGCAAACCTTCTTGGATATGAAAATAGATAAACATTTTGATCCTGTTGGGGATCTAGAACAAGAACTTATAAATGAACTTGAAGCAATCACCAAACAACTTGGTGGTAAGATGACAAGAAGTAGAAGAAACTACAGAGGCAGATTGTCTAAATTTATTGAAATTGAATACGACATTGTTGGTTAATTATGAAACACGTTTTATTTGATTTAAAACAATGTCTCATTACTCCACCATTAGACGATGAGGAGTATGTAAAAGAGACCTTGATAGAGGCAGCAAAGATCGGTAAGTTGGAAGTGCTAAAGGTTGACACTCATAAGTTTGAACCTCATGGTGTCACTGGTTACGCTCTACTTGCAGAGAGTCATATTAGTGTACATACTTGGCCAGAGGATGACCTTGCCAGATGTGATTTATTTTCATGTAATCCAAGCACAGATTATAAATCTGTGATACAATATATGCAGACCCGCTTTCACTCTATGGAAGTTAAAAGATGGGCATGCGACAGATCTAATTAAACTTATGAATCCTATTGACACAAACAGAATTGCAAATGCACTTGAAAGAATTGCAAATGCACTAGAACACTTCAACATTGAACATGCTCACATAGATGAGATAGATCACAATCATGTTGAAGGCGATGTAAACACACACGCTAAAACTTGGTAATGAATGATTTTTTATGGGTGGAAAAATACAGACCAAAAAAGATTGAGCACTGTATTCTTCCATCAAATGTGAAAGAGACTTTTGTTAGTTTCGTAAAGCAAGGAGAGATACCAAATCTCTTGTTGTCAGGAACAGCAGGGGTCGGTAAAACAACTATTGCAAAAGCATTATGCAATGAATTAGGAGCAGACTTCTATGTTATTAATGGGTCTGATGAGGGTAGATTCTTGGACACTGTACGCAATCAGGCAAAGACCTTTGCTGCTACTGTTTCTCTTACATCTGAATCTCGTCATAAAATTCTCATTATTGATGAAGCGGACAATACGACACCCGACGTACAATTACTCTTACGTGCCTCAATCGAGGAGTTCCAGAAAAACTGTCGGTTCATATTCACGTGTAACTTTAAGAATAAAATAATTGAACCTCTACACTCTAGAACAACTGTTATTGATTTCAATGTTCGTGGAAAAACAAAACAAGAACTTGCTAGTAAATTCTTTGAACGGTGTCGTGGGATTCTTGTTGCAGAAGATGTACAATACATTGATTCTGTGGTCGCTCAAGTCGTCCAGAAATACTTCCCAGATTTTAGACGAACACTCAACGAACTACAAAGATATGCATCTACAGGAAAGATAGATACTGGTATATTATCAACCCTTGGTGACGCAAAGATAGATACACTTATAACATCATTAAAGCAAAAGAAATTTAATGATGTTAAAAAATGGGTTCAACAAAATATAGATAATGATCCTGTATCTATTATGCGTAAACTGTATGATACTTTACCTACAACAGTAGATAGTCCTAGTGTTGCTGCAGCAGTTTTAATAATTGCTGAGTATCAATACAAGGCAGCATTTGTTGTAGATCAAGAGATAAACTTATTAGCTTGTCTTACTCAAATTATGTTGGAGTGTAACTTTAAATGACTAAACGTGAAAAACTAAGAGCACAAGTAAAGTCCAGATTTTATTATCTGTTCTGGGGTGCAGCAACTGTTTCTGTATTTGCAGGACAAATACATGTTGGAAATGGATTCCGTAGAATGGCAGAAACAAATCAACAGATTTCTGCTGATATAAATTTACTTGTAGAAAGTATAATTTTAGTTCCTGAGTTACAGCAACCTATCTATCCAGACAGTATGGTGATAAGATGATCATAAAAAAGATAGAGATATTTCCAACAAATATCTTTGAGTTTCAATTAAATAATCTTCAACTTCGAGATGAGGTTTATAATTATATTGATACTCTTAAGATGAGTCGGT